AAAATTACAAGAGATTGCCACAAGTTTCCTCTGTCAATACCACATATGGTGAAAATGCTGTTCTAATTGTTGATGGTAAAAATATTGGAACACTTAAGAAAGTAAACTTCTCAAATATTGGATATGATTATTCCTCAGATCCAACATTAAGACCAACAACAGTTCTGCCAAATATTCTTAGAGTTAATCCCGCTTATTCCTTCAAATCAATAGGCATTTCCTCTGCTGGTAGAAATTATACAATTGCACCAAATCTGATTGTTCTGGATACAGTAACCGGAACATATCTGAATGAAGTTGAATTGGAATATGAAATTGGACAAACCACAGTAACAATTATTAATAATACAACAAGACTTCGTGGTGAGCCACATATCATTCCAGTTGACAATATCAATGGCACTTCAATCAGAACAATCGAATTTAATGATCTGAGTAAGGATGTAGTGGTGTCTCTCGCATCCACATATAGTTTTGCTTCACAGTTCCCATTTGTAATTGGTAATAAAATTCTTATTGAGAATACTAGTGTTGGTATTACTACCGTAGACAGATTTGGCAACGTCGTAAACACTCAGTCAGGAACTGGTTACAATTCAGCAAATTATAACTATGCTCTGTTTACAATTACCGCCACAGATCCAGATCTTGGTGGTCTTTCTCCAACGATTACATACAACCTGACAGAATATCTGTCAGGAACAGAAACACCCGGTGTCTACAATGCTCTAGAGTCTTATGGAAAGGTAATTCGCGAGGAAGAATTCCCCGTATTTAATTGGGAACTTGAGAGGGGAACATTCTCTCCGGGAGAATCCGTCACAGCAAATCAGAATGATGGTACAGTAATTTATTGGGATACTGTTAATGAAACAGTAAAAATTGCGTCAACTAAGAACTTTGAAGTTGGAGATTCCATCAGATCTAACGTTACTGGATTAGAAGTTGACGTTCTCGAAGCATTTGTATATGATTCAAATCTGAATATTGCAGCATCCTCTATTGTAACTAAGGGATGGAACAGTAATACTGGATTCCTAAACAATTCTCTCCAAAGAATTCATGATAGTGACTATTACCAATATTTCTCATATTCTCTGAAATCTGAGGTTGAGATTGATAAGTGGGATGATGCTGTCAGCAATCTGAACCACACTGCAGGATTTAAGAAATTTAGTGATCTGATTGTAGAATCAACCACGGATTCCGGTGTCGTAAGTGGTATTCAAACCTCACAGGATAATGGAACTGTATCAATTCTAGCAGATCTTGCATCTTACGTTGATGTAAATACCGTCTACGATTTTGATCTCGCAACGGAAAACGTTCTTTATATTGACAATACCTTAAAATCCGATCAAATTCTGTTTAAGACTAAGATTATTCAGGATTATATTGAAGCAATTGGAAATAGAGTTCTAGTTATTGATGATATTAGTGACCAGTTCACAGTTGCTACTGGTATTGAAAATTATGGAGTTGCAGATTCCTTCGATGGTGTTAGGGTTAAAAAGTATATTATGTGGGTCGGTGATAGATCAGTAAACTATGAGATTCAACGACAGGTTCAGCTGCTCACACTTCTACAATATAACACTCAAGGTTTCCTCAATCAATATGCAAAAGTTTGGAGTTTCGAAGATCTTGGTGATTTTGATTACAGATACTTAGATGGAAAGAATGAACTCCTATTCTACCCATTCAAATCTGAAGTTAATGATTATGAAATGAGTGGACTAACATTCTCTCTGAATGATTCCGTATCATCCACAGGATTCTCTGGATTTGGTTGTGTAAATGCATTCACATCTACAACGACACTTAGTGCTGGTGCCGGTGCAGGAACAACAAATACAGTTGTTGGAATTGCATCAACTTATAGAGCAGCGAAATTTATGATTTCGATTAGAAACTCTGCGTCTACCGAATTTGAATATACTGAGGTGTCCGTTATTCATGATGATGTTGATGTTTCTCAAATAGAATTTAACACGCTCTCATCATCAGGTGGAACGTATAGTGGATTGGGAACCTATCAGTCGAATCTGAATGCTGGTGGATTGGATCTGTGGTTCATTCCCGATGCAACCACACCGACAGATTTCATCTTTAATGTTGAAACTATTGCAATTTCTGCAGCGGACACTGGCGTTGGAGTGACATTCTTCCCAGGAGCAACCATCGAAACTTCTTATACATCAATTGCATCCACAACAGTTCCAGAAAAGATTGCACAATACAATAACTTCTATCAAGGTGCGTATTGCCTAGTTTGTGTTCATGACACAACAAATGATGAATATCAAATATCAGAAGTCATGATGACTGATGATGATACTGATGTGCAAATATTGGAGTTTGCTACATTACAGACAAGTGGTTCGTTGGGAACAATTAGTGCTGGAATTAGTACAGTATCTGAACTGACATTTGTTCCAGCATCTGGAATTAATGTTGATGTGAGAGTAATTGAATTTGCTCTTGGTGAATCAAGAAGTGTTGTGGATGAGAATGATATTGTTCTTGGATCTGTTGGATCAATTTCAGATGCAAATGGAACTTTCCAAGGAACTGAACTTGCGCGAAAAACTTCATTCGATCTTTATCATGAAGGTTATCCACTATTCCAAAAGGAATTCAATCCATCCATAGACACTATACTTGCAAATTCGTCAGTATTCCTACCAAATCACTTCTTTACAAGTGGTGAAGAGGTTGTATACACATATGCCGAAGGTGGATTGCCAATTGGAATTGTTACAGCAACAATTCCTGGCATTGGATCCACTGATCAACTTCCAGAAACCGTCTATATTATTAAGAATGATAATTCCACGTTCCAGTTTGCTGCATCCGCACAAGATGCACTCGCATTCACAAATCTAACAATTTCCAACACGTCGGGAATTGGAACTGAACACTATCTAACTTCCAAAAAGCAGAATAGTAGATGTCTGATTACAATTGATAATGTGATTCAATCTCCAGTAGTTTCAACAGCGATTACATCATCTCTTGAAGTTCCAGCAAACCTTGGAGCAGAAGTTATTACTCTTACTGGAATTTCATCGTTCTTCGCTGGTGATTATGCTCAAATTGGTAATGAAATCATTCTGATTAGGGCAGTTGGTTATCTTGGAATCACAAGCGATCTTCTTGTTAGAAGGTCACAATTGGGTTCAACTGCTGGTCTACACACAGCAACATCGATTATTAGAAAGGTTTATGGTAATTACAATATTAGTAATAATAGCATTTACTTTGCAACACCGCCATATGGAAACGTAGATCTTACTGGATTAAGATCTGATGAGCAAGATTATTTTGGATATGATGTTCGCTCTTCCTTTAGTGGTAGATCTTTCTTGAGATCTGGTATTCCTGGTGGAACTGAAGAACCTTATGCGACCAACGTTGTATTTGATTCACTTAACCAGCAATTTAATGGAATCTCTAGCCAATTCAATCTCCAAAGCAATAGAGTTGATGTTACTGGAATTTCTACCAGTAATGCAATTGTATTGATCAATAGCGTTTTCCAGAGTCCGCAGAATATTGACTATTCTCTATCTGAAGTTTCTGGAATTACAACAATTACCTTTACTGGTGATACTACAGCAACAAGTTATGATGTAAATTCAACACAATTACCAAGAGGTGGTGTAATAGTTTCTGTTGCTACAGTAGAGGGTCTTGGATATCAACCTCGCATTTCTGCTGGCGCAACTGCGACTGTTTCCGGACTTGGAACAATTTCAAGTCTATCCATCGGAAATACTGGTGGGGGATATAGAGCAAGTTCTGAATATGAGTTGGTAACAACGATCAATCATCCCGTTGGTCTTGGGACAACAGTAATTTATGTTGCAAATACCGGCGCTGTTCTCAACAAACTCGCATACTCATCATCAAACACAATTAGCGTTGGTTCTGCATTAACTGACGTATCAATTGTCAGCGTTGGCGATACATTCGTTACAGTTGGGTCTGGTGATGTTCCAGCAATTGCAATTGAATCTGGTTCTACTGCGCATATCAATCTAAACAATCCAACCGCTGGTATTGTTAATATTGGTGTTGCCCAAACAAATATTGGCAATTATGAATTTATTGGATTCACAACAATCGTTGCTGGTAGAATTTCTACAGATTATGTCATCACAAATCCAGGATCTGGATATACAAATACAAATGAACCACTTGTAATTTTTGACGCACCTCTTCACTATAGCAACATTCCTCTTCAGTATTCAGCATCATCACCGACAACTGGTATTGGGACGGAGGCAACAATTGATATTGTTGTTGGGCAGGGTTCCAGCGTAATCAGCTTTGAAATTAAGAACTTTGGATATGCATATGGCAATGAAGAGGTTCTAACTGTACCTATTGGAGGACTTACCGGAATTCCAACTGATACGTCTTATTCGTTCTCAGAATTCCAAATTACGGTTGAAGCAATCGCATCTGATGAGTTTGCTGGGTGGTCAATTGGCGATCTTCAAGTATTGGATTCTATTGATTCACTTTTCAACAACGTTGATGTTAATTTCCCACTTTCAATCAATGGTGAAAGAACCAGTATTCGCTCTAGAACCGGTTCTGACGTTCGCGAGGACGCACTACTCCTAGTGTTCCTCAACAACGTCTTACAGGTCCCAGGAGACGCATATACATTTGATGGTGGTTCAACTATTAGGTTCTCAACTGCCCCAAGATTTGGTGATAACTGTTCAATCATATTCTATAGGGGAACATCTGAGATTGATACTATTGATGTTGAAGTCCTCGACAGCATTAAGGTTGGAGATAAGGTAATCCTGAATGATGGAAACATCATTTATCAGGAAGAAACCAGACTTGTCACGGATATTGTTTCAACAGATGCTGTTACAACAAATATCTATTTTGGTGCTGGAATCAACCCCGACGAAACATATGAAAGACCCCTCAACTGGACAAGGCAGACTGTTGACTTGATTCTGAATGGAGAAGAAGTTGGTAAGGATAGGGAGCTTTATGAGGCAAATATTTTCCCAACTACAAGAATCATCAAGGACGTTTCTATAGCATCTACTGAGATTTTTGTTGATAATGTCAAGACTTTCTTTGACCACGATAAGGAATATCCTGCAGTTCTTCAGGAGAATCAACATGATGTATTGATTCATGAGCACAAGTATGTTGTTGCTGCTGCAGGAACCTGCACAATATCTTCAGGTATTGGATCTGTGACCAACATTACCATAACAAATGGCGGTGTTGGATATGATAATGATCAAAGTCCAGAAATTTCAGTTGGTATTAGTGCTGGTATTGGAACTGAGGATAGGGCAACTGCAACAGTTGGTGTCACAACCTCCGGAACAATCGCAAGCACATTCATCACCAACGCTGGTATTGGGTATTCAAACTCACCAATAGAAAGTCTGGTGGTTCTAGATTCTGGAACTGGTTGGCCAAATACTGGTCTCGCATATACATTCTCAAATGTAAGATTGAGAAATAAATTTAGCGATGGTTCAAACGCTTTGGCCAATGTCACTATTCTAAATGGCAGTTTGCTTGACGTTGAAATTGTTCGTGGTGGATACAACTACCATGAAGATGATCAACTCGTTGTTAAAGTTGTCAATTATGAAGGTGCAGATTTAATTCTCAGTAGCGCATTAACTCTTGAGGTTTCTGGAGTTCTTGCACCACCAATTATCTTTGAAGAACCATCTATCAACAAAGAATTGATGTCTGTGTCGTATGAAGGAGATTTTGGAATTATTTCTGGAATTGGAACAACATCATATACTGGTGTTACAACTGGATTAGTCTTTGACTTCGTAATTCCAGAAAATTCTTTCCTTCGCGATACATATGTGAATGGCGTTGTTGGTGTTGCAACAACAGGAATTAGTGGAATTCAAACAGGATATTACTTCGTGCTTCACGAGTCAAATATTGGTGATACAATTATTTCCTTGGAAAGTGACGATTCCCCACTCGGAATTGGAACAACATTTATCAACAATATCTTTAAGGCAGAGGCAGTTTCTATCGCACAAACAGAAGCAGTTGGACTTGGATTGACTTGGGTTGCTAAAGTTACAACTAAGGTCTCCAACTATGACGATTTCCTATCTGGAATCGCTCATAGCACTTACTATGGACAATATTCATGGGGAAGACTGTTTAACTTAGATAGGGTTCTTAAGAAAAATATTGGTGCATATAGAGGAGAAAATCTCCTCACGTATAGTGAATTTGAATCTGGATGGACAAATACAGGTGGAGTAACACTTGATTATACATCACAGTTGGCACCATTCTCACAAACATACGGTGCAGAAATTACAACAACTGCCGCAGATACTGGACTGCTAAATTCAACCGCAGTTCTTGCTTCCGGAACAGATTACACATATAGTGTTTACATCAAACCAGACCTAGGCACTTTGGCAATATACTTTGGATCCACAACCGGAACTACCGCATCAGTATCAGTCAACTTCGACGCCGTAATTCCAACAATCACAAATAAGACCGGAACAACATTTAATGAAACTCTAGTCCCACAAAGTGATGGTTGGTATAGAGCATCGTTTACATTCAACGCTGGAGCGTCTACTGCACACAACTTTGTCGTCTACAACGAAAACTCCAACAATTGCATCTTTGCGGTCTGGGGTGTGCAGGTAGAGAGTGGAGTTGATTTGACTCCATATTCCAAGGTCACTCACACAGCAGTAGTTAGAAATACAACAACTACCGATGAAAATACCTATCCAGTATTGAGAAGATACAATAATCTTAGATTTAAGGGGTATGAATGAAGTTGATAAATAGATAAAAAACTGTTGAATAATGTCTGCGATCATCACTGACCAACTAAGAATTTTGAATGCGAAGACTTTCATTAGTGAAGTTTCGTCTTCGGATAATGCTTATTATGTTTTTGTTGGATTACCCAACGCAACTGACGTTCAATCGAATTGGGATACTGCACCTCCCGCTCCGAAAGATAGTTTTGACGAAGAAAATAATTACTGGGATACTATGGTGTCCATGATTAAAATTAAACCTGAAGACATTAAGCAAGTCATCAGGAAAAATGAATGGACTTCTGGTGTTACTTATGACATATATCGTCATAATATCAGCAGAACCAATCCATCAGAACCTTCAGGGGCGACTAGCTTATATACGTCAAACTTTTATGTAATTAATAGCGATTTTCGAGTTTATATCTGTTTGAACAACGGACAGGATCCAGAAAATAGTCAAGGTAGACCATCTCTTGATGAACCAAAATTCACAGATTTGGAACCAAGATCTGCTGGTAATAGCGGTGACGGATATATTTGGAAGTATCTTTATACAATCAATCCAACAGATATTGTAAAATTTGACTCCCTAAACTTCATTCCAGTTCCAAAGGATTGGACAACAAGTGCAGATAATGCAGCAGTTAGAGAGAATGCAGAAACTAGTGGTCAACTAAAAACCATTCTAATTAAGAACCGTGGCGTTGCACTTGGAAGTCCAAATGTAACATATTCGGATGTTCCCATTAATGGTGATGGTGCGGGTGCTAAAGCAACTATTGTTATTAATAATGATTCCACAGTAGAAAGAATTGTTATTTCAGATGGTGGTTCAGGATATACTTATGGGACGGTTGATCTAGTTGCTGGTGGAGTTCCCACCGGAACAACAAATCCGGAATTTGAAGTGGTTATTCCTCCATCTGGTGGACACGGTGCGGACATTTATAGAGAATTGGGTGCATATAATGTTCTGATTTATTCCAGAATTTCTAACGATATTCAAAATCCAGACTTTATTACAGGAAACCAAATTGCAAGAATTGGTATTGTAGAGTCTCCACAGGCATACAATTCATCAACAGTTTTAACATCTGAGAAAGCATCTGCATTAGGAGCAATCAAATTGACAGGTGCTGGTTATAGTTCAGCAGTATTTGCTGGAGATAGTTTCATCACTCAGACTGTGGGCACTGGACAGACTGCAGTGGGAAGAGTTGTTGCATATGAACAAGCAACGGGCATTTTGAAGTATTGGCAAGATAGAACCTTAGTTGGTTTTAATACAGATGGGTCACAAAATTCATCGCCAGCATATGGATTTAATCTAGCTGGATTTACAACTGCAATTGCAACTGGCGGTGATACCAAGATTTACCAGGAAGATGGAATCACATATTTTGACATTGACACCACATTTAACGGTGCCAGTGCGGTGATAAATAATAAGACATATTATCTTGGTCAAACTTTCGTAAGTGGTTTATCTGATCCCGAGGTAAAACCCCACTCTGGTAATATCATTTACGTTGACAATAGACCTTCGATTACAAGATCGGCTAATCAAAAAGAAGATATCAAAGTAATTTTGCAATTCTAAAGTATCATGCCCCAAGAATCTAATCTCAACGTTTCGCCATATTTTGATGATTTTGATCCTAGTAATAATTATTACAAGGTTCTATTCAATCCTGGGGTTCCCATTCAGGCGAGGGAACTAACAACCCTTCAGTCGATGCTTCAGAATCAGACTGAACAGTTTGGAAAGCACATCTTTAAGGAAGGGTCTGTAGTAATTCCCGGTCAATTGCGTTATGACAACCCAATAAACGCGGTTGAACTGAATGATTCGTATAATGGCACTCCAATTTCATTATATTTTGAGAATCTTTTAGGTAAAAAACTTAGAGGAGCAACCACAGGTGTTACGGCTGAGGTATATTACGTTCTCAAGGCATCAGAGTCTGAAAGAGGAACAAATACCATCTATGTGAGATATCTTGAAAGTGGTGGGTCAGATTTTACAATAAAAACATTTGCCAGTGGCGAAACTCTTTTATTGGAGACAGCACTGACATTCGGAAATTCCACAATTCCTGTTGGGCAAGGAGTTTGTGACACAATTTCCACAGATGCAACCTCAGAGGGTTCATCTGTAATTGTTGCAAGCGGAACATACTTTGTGAGAGGTTTCTTTGCGCGTGTTGCAGAGCAAAGAATTTTGCTCGACCAATATGGAACTAGACCATCATATAAGGTTGGTTTTAATGTAATTGAATCCGTTGTGACCGCAGGAGAAGATAATTCTCTGTTCGATAATGCACAGGGATACTCTAACTATGCCGCTCCCGGTGCTGATCGTTTTAAATTAGAGCTCGAATTATCAAAGAGGGAACTAACTGATCTCGACACAGATAGTTTTGTTGAGGTCATGCGCGTTGATGATGGTCAACCACAGTTCTTTGAGAAGAATGCGCAATACAATCTCATTAGAGATGAGTTGGCAAGAAGAACATATGATGAGTCTGGAAATTATTTCGTAAAGCCATTCAGTTTTATCGTAAGAGAAAGTATCAACGATAGAGCTAGAGTAAATGGAGTATACTTTGAAGGTCAAACGACTGTCAATGGAAATACACCAAGTGAAGATCAAATGGTGTATCAGATTGGTCCCGGAAAAGCATATGTAAGTGGATATGACGTAGAGACTATCTCCGCACGTCTATTGGATGTTCCAAAGGCAAGAACGACAAGAACTATCAGCGATCAAGCGATCAGTTTTAATGGTGGTAATTTATTCATCGTTCACAATGCGTATGGTTCTCCTGCGGTAGGTTTGGGAACAACAGCAACTATTAGTTTAATGGATTCCCGAATTGGTGGATCTGCACATGTTGCTACAGGAACAACAATTGGTATTGCAAGAGTATTTGATTTCATTCCAGAAACAGATTATGTGAATGATGAGAGTAGACTGGATCTGAGATTAATTGATATTCAAACTTATACCAAAATTACTCTAACCACACCAATTACATTAAGTGCTCCAGCACGTATTGTTGGTAAAAAGAGTCAAGCTGGTGGTTATTTGGTAAGTGATGTAACAGCTTCTACCGAGTTGACACTTTATGAAATCAATGGATCTTTCTTAGATAATGAGCAGATCATCATTAATGGTGTTGATGATGGTAGACTAATTGCCAATTCCACAGATTATAGTATTAATGATATCAAGTCTGTATATACAAATAGTGGAATTTCAACATTTAATGCTGACCTCCTTCTGAATAAGAGATCCTATATTGCTAAGCCAGGCACAACTTTCCAAATCACTCTTGGTGTTGGCAATATCTCAACCATCACGTCAGGATTGGAAAACACCTATACTGGTATTGTAAAACCTGGAGATATTATTTCATACCCATCTTCAACATTTACCGGAGATCAAATTTATAATAAGGTTCTATCAGTATCTCCTGATGGCACCGAGTTTACAGTTACTGGTGTAACAACCGTGTCTGGAATTTGTAACGGTGCTCTACCAACATCAACAAGAACTGTACAAAATATCATTAAGCGTTCCCCATCTGTACCACTAAGTTCTTCGCTCTTAACCAGACTTACTGCAAATAACGTAACATCCTTAAGTATTGAAGAGGGTGAAGTTGTTCAGAGAAGGCTATATCCAAACATTTCAGTTGCTGACAATTCCCTCTCTATAACAATTGATGCCAACGATAAAGATATTTACTTTGAGTCATTTGATGAAGATCGCTTTGTAATTACATATTCTGATGGCACAATCGAACCACTCAGAAGAGATAAGTTTAATCTATCAGCAAATGCTAAGGTATTGACTTTCTATGGTTTGACCAAGACAACTGCTGTTGCAGATGTAATCACAACAGTTAAAAACCTAAAACCAAATTCAAAGACCAAGAAACTCCAAAAAACTAGCACCCTTATTGTTGCTAGGTCATCTAACGCATCCTCTGGAATTGGAACAACAACTCTGAATGATGGACTCACATATAGCAACATCTATGGAACCAGAGTTCAGGATGCAGAGATTTGTCTGAACGTTCCCGATGTTGTAAGAGTTCTTGCAGTATATGAGTCTGATGATGC